GCGCTGATGCGCTCGGGTCTTTCTGGCCTCAAGGCCCTGCGGGATGCGGGCTCTGGCCAAAGCGAGGAAGCGAGGCTGGCGGCACTGATGCGCCGGGCGGCCGCGACGCTCTTCAAGCATTGAGTTCGAGAGCAAAGGAACCCCTGAGATGACAGACAACGCCAACCTCGAAACCAAGGCCGGCGGCAGCGTCGGCGCGGCCTTCGAGGATTTTATGCGGGCTTTCGAAGCCTACAAGGATACCAACGACGAGCGCTTGGGCGAGTTGGAGCGGCGCTCCGCGTCAGACCCGCTGATCGACGACAAGCTCGCCCGCCTCGACCGCGCGCTCGATGAAACGAAGCGCGTTGCCGACCGGCTGGCGGTGAAGGCCCAGCGTCCGCATCTCGGCGGTGGCGGCGAGATCGAGACAGCGGCCGTGCGCGAGCATCGCTGCGCCTTCAACGACTACGTCCGCAAAGGCGAGACCGCGAACCTGGCGCGTCTAGAAGCCAAGGCGCTGGCGGTTTCGACCAACAGCGGCGCCGATGGCGGCTATCTCGTGCCGCCCGAGACCGAGCGCGCCGTGATCTCGGCGCTGAAGGACATTTCGCCGATCCGCTCGATCGCCTCGGTGCGGCAGGTCTCAGGCTCCGTGTTCAAGAAGCCGTTCGCGACCACTGGCTTCGCGACCGGATGGGTGGCAGAGACGGCCGCGCGCACACAAACCAATACACCAACGCTGGCCGAGCTGTCGTTTCCGACCATGGAGCTCTATGCCATGCCGGCGGCGACCGCGACGCTGCTCGACGATGCCGCCGTCAACATCGACGAGTGGATCGCCGAGGAGGTGCGCGACACCTTCGCCCAGCAGGAAGGCACCGCCTTCGTCTCTGGCGACGGCACCAACAAGCCGAAGGGCTTCCTCGACTACACCAAGGTGGCCAACGGCTCCTGGAGCTGGGGGAACCTCGGCTACATCACGACAGGGGTCGACGGCGGATTCCCCGCGACCAATCCGGCCGACAAGCTGATCGACCTCATCTACACGCTCAAGGCTGGCTACCGCGCGAACGGCACGTTCGTGTTCAATCGCGGCACGCAGGCGGCCGTTCGAAAGATGAAGGACGAGGACGGGCATTACGTCTGGCAGCCTGCTGCATCGGCTGGTGAGCCATCGTTGCTGATGGGCTATCCCGTGGTCGAATCCGAGGACATGCCCACGATGGCGGCCGACAGCTTCTCGGTGGCGTTCGGTGACTTCCGCCGCGGCTATCTGATCGTCGATCGCGTGGGCATCCGCGTGCTGCGCGATCCGTTCTCGTCGAAGCCATACGTGCTCTTCTACACGACCAAGCGCGTCGGCGGCGGCGTGCAGGACTTCAACGCCATCAAGTTCCTGCGCTTCGAGGCGTAAGCGGCACCCCGCGTCGAGGCGCGAGGCAACCAGAATAACCGGCGGGTCTCCTCCCTGCTCGCCGGTCCAGAGCGAAGCCGCTGGTTCCCCCGCCAGCGGCTTCGCTCGTTAGACCACGATCGCCGAGGGCCCTATCAGCCCGAGGCGTGAATTGTCGGTCTCAAAAAAACTAGGTCTTGTTCAACGAAAGAGCAGCATATGTCCCTCGCATTGACGAGTGGGCCCGCCGAGGAGCCGGTGTCGGTTTCCGAGGCGAAGGCCCATCTGCGCCTCGACGGCACCGCCGAAGACATCCTGGTGGCGAGCCTGATCGTGACTTCGCGGCTGCATATCGAGGCGGCGTTGGGGCTCGCGCTGATCACCCAGGGCTGGCGTCTCACACTGGACAAATGGCCGGAGGGAGGGGAGGTGCGCTTTCCGCTGCGCCCCGTTCGGAGTATCGCCGAGGTGACGGTTCGCGCGGCCGACGGCGCGCCCGCCGTTGTGTCCGATGAAAATTATCTGCTCGACGGCAATGCGCGGATCCCGCGCCTCGTTGCACGAGCTGGCAAGTGGCCGTCGCCGGGACTAGCAGCCGGCGGCATCTCGATCGAATTCGTGGCCGGGCTGGCCGAAGACGCGGAGGGTGTGCCGCAACCTATTCGGCACGCGCTTCTGCTGCTCGTCGCCCATTGGTACGAGCACCGCGATCCACTCGAAATCGGATCGGCGGCCGCGGCAATCCCTACTGCGGTGTCGGACCTCCTGAAGCCATATCGTGAGGTGCGGCTGTGAGCACGATCTCGATAGGAGAGCTGCGCCAAAGGTTCGCGCTGCAAGCGCCGTTGGAAAGTCCGGATGGGGGTGGCGGCGTCGCGCGCGCGTGGTCGCTCGTGGCCGAGGTGTGGGGGGCTCTGAAACCCGTTTCCGGCGGAGAAGGGTTCGAGGCGGATGGCGTTCACGGCCGCCTCAGTCACGAGATCTGGATCCGCCATCGCACGGGCGTGGTGCCGGCGATGCAGTTCGTTCTGGGTGCGCGCGTCTTCGAGCTTCGCGCTGCCATCGACGTCGGCGAGCGCCATCGGTTCCTGCGCTGCCTGGTCGAGGAGCGCGTGCCGTGAAGGTGACAGCAAAACTTGAGGGCGGCCAGTTCTCACGGATCGAAGCACTGGTTAGCGAGGCCCGCCGAAGGGCCGTCGAGCGGATCGAAATCCATCTCGTCGCCCGCGCTGAGCGAGCGCGCCTGTTGCAAAGAAGCCGAGAAATCCGCCGCGAGGCAAACAGCCGGGCGGCAAACGAAGATCGGAGCTAGCCCATGTCCAGCCCCGCGTGGGAACTGCAGAAAGCGATTTACGGCGCGCTCGTGGCCGACACGAATTTGATAGCTTTGCTCGGCGGCCCCCGCGTCTACGATGAGGTGCCGCGCGGCGCAGAGTTTCCGTATGTCACGTTCGGGCCCCATACGGCGCGGGACTGGAGCACGGGAACTGAAATAGCGAGCGAGCACCTCCTGGTTCTGCGGGTCTGGACCAAGAGCGGCGGCGAGAAGGACACGCACCTCATTCTCGAAGCGGTACGCGGCGCGCTCCACAACGCGGCCCTGAGCCTCGATGGCCATCGCCTTGTGAATTTGCGCTACGAAATGTCGGATGCCATGCGCGGCGCCGACGGAGAAACCTATCAGGGCGTTGCGCGCTTCCGCGCCGTGATCGAACCCGCACCTTAAGTGCAAATGGGCGCGTGAGCGCAAACACCAGCGGAGAAACACATGGCAGCCCAAAAAGGCAAAGACCTTCTTCTGAAGGTTGACGGCGACGGCGCGGGGACATTCACGACAGTGGCCGGCTTGCGATCGCGCGCTGTCGCGTTCAATGCCGAGACCGTCGATATCACCCATCAGGAAAGCGTCGGGCAGTGGCGCGAGCTGCTGGCGGGCGCGGGCGTTCGCCACGCGCGGCTATCGGGCTCGGGCATCTTCAAGGATGCAGCATCCGACGAGTTGATCCGCAGCTATGTTTTCAACGGCACCATTCGCGATTGGCAAGTTGTCGTGCCGGATTTCGGCATCGTCGAAGGACCGTTCCAGATTACGTCGTTCGAGCTGACCGGTCGCCACGACGGCGAAGTGGCTTTCGAGCTCGCGCTCGAATCCGCAGGCGCCCTGACGTTCACTGCAGAGTGACATTCACCGCAGAGAGAAGCACGACCAGGAAAAAGGGCAGGAGTGCAGTATGGCTAACCGCCACCGCGGCGAGATCGACGCCGTTCTCGATGGAAAGCCTTATCGGCTCTGTCTCACGCTCGGCGCGCTCGCCAACCTTGAGGCCGCATTTGGCGACGAGGACATGCTGGGGCTTGCGACGCGTTTCGAGACGGGGCGCATCTCGGCGCGTGACTGCCAACGCATCATCGGCGCCGGATTGCGTGGCGCGGGATACGACATCTCCGATCAGTCGGTCGCGGCCATGCAAGCAGAAGGTGGCGCGGCCGGATACGTCGATATCGTCGCGCGGCTCCTGACCGTGACGTTCTCTGCAGCGGCTGGGGATGAGGCCGAACGCGTGCAGGAGGGAGACACGCCCGGCCCTTTCCCTGGGACGAGGTGATGGCCATTGGCTTCGGGCTGCTCGGTCTCGAACCGCGCGCCTTCTGGAGCCTGACCCTCGCCGAGTTCGACGCGGCGGTACGCGGACGTTTCGGCGCGGTGAAGCCGGAAGCCCCACCGTCGCGCCGCGTTCTCGGCGACCTCGAGAAGCGCTATCCGGATAAATGAGGAGCAGTCGGCTATGGTCGATTTCAACGCGCCGGTCGAAACCTGGACCGTCGCCGTCAACGCGGACACTTCCCAGCTTGCCTCGGAGTTACGCAACGCCGCGAGCCTCGGCCGCCAGTTTTCGGACGCCCTCGTCGGCGCTTTCGACAGCATCGCCATCAAAGGGCGCAACGTCGGCGACGTGTTGCGCACCCTGGCGTTGAGATTGTCGGACATTGTTCTGAAGGCAGCCCTGAAGCCGGTGGAGCAGGGTTTTGGAAATCTCGTTTCCGGGTTGCTTTCGGGTGGGCTCGGCTTTGCCAAAGGCGGTGTCGTGCAGCAGGGGCTGCCGGTACCGTTCGCATCCGGCGGCGTGATTCAGAGTCCGATCTCGTTCCCGCTCGCGGGCGGCCGTTATGGCATCGCAGGCGAGCGTGGCGCCGAGGCGATCATGCCGCTCTCGCGAGGCTCCGACGGACGCCTCGGCATCGCCGCCCGCGGCGCGTCCGCAATGAATGTGACTTTTAATGTCACGGCGCGTGATGCCGAAAGCTTCGTGAGATCCGAGGCGCAAGTTGCAGCCATGCTGTCCCGCGCCGTCTCGTTCGGTCAACGAAACATGTGAGGCACGCGGTAGGCAGGCATCCTCGACGTCCTGCCGGTTGCCCGCTGCCGATTCCGGAGGGATCCCATGAGCTTCCACGAGATCCGCTTCCCGACCGCAATATCGCGCGGCGCCCAGGGCGGCCCCGAACGTCGCACGGATGTCGTCGTACTCGGCTCCGGCTTCGAGGAGCGCAACAGCCGGTGGGCGGACGCGCGGCGGAGCTACAACGCGGGCTACGGCGTGCAGTCGGTCGACGCGCTCTACGAAGTGATTGCATTCTTCGAGGAGCGGCGCGGGCGATTCCACGGGTTTCGCTGGCGGGATCATTCAGATTGGAAATCCGGCTCGCCCGGTGTGGTTCCGACAGCGTTCGACCAGGCCATCGGTCTGGGGGACAGCACGACGCTGACGTTCCAACTGTGCAAGACATACGGCGCCCTTCATGCGCCGATGACGCGCGAGATCAGGAAGCCCGTATCCGGCACGCTTCTGATCGCCGTCGATGGCGAAGCCAAAACGCCGGGCACCGATTTCACAGTGAGCACGACAAGTGGAGTTGTCACTTTCGCCTCGGCGCCATCGTCGGGTGCCGTTGTGAGCGCCGGTTTCGAATTCGACGTTCCGGTGCGCTTCGATACCGACAAGCTCGAAATCAATCTTTCTGGATTTCGCAGCGGCGCCATCCCGAACATCCCGATCATCGAGATCCGCATATGAAACAGTTGTCGAGCGCCCTGGCTGCGCACGTTGCGTCGGGTGCAACGACGCTGTGCTGGTGCTGGCGTCTGATCCGCCGGGATGGCGAGCGCCAGGGTTTCACCGATCACGATCGCGACATCGTCTTCGACGGAACCGTGTTCGAGGCCGCGGCCGGAATGACCGCGAGCGAAATCCGGGATTCGGTTGGGCTCAGCGTCGACAATCTCGAAGTGTCGAGCGCCATGACCTCGGATCGCCTGGCGGAGGCCGACCTGGCGGCCGGAATATACGACAACGCCGCAGTCGAAATTTTCCGCGTGAATTGGGCCGCCCCCGAGCAGCGCGTTCTGATGCGCAGCGGCAATCTTGGAGAGGTCAAGCGGAGCGGCCTTGCGTTCACCGCCGAGGTGCGTGGCATCGCGCACAACCTGCAGGAAACCAAGGGTAGGCTGTTTCAGTATGGATGCGACGCGGATCTTGGTGATGCGCGGTGCGGATTTGACCTCGACGATCCCGCGTTCACGGGCAGCGGCACGCTCGCCGAGATTGCGAGCCCGCGGCGCTTCACGGCGTCTGGTCTCGCTACGTTCGCTCACGGCTGGTTCACGCACGGACTTCTGACGTTCACGTCGGGTGCCGCGTCCGGTCAGTCCGTCGAGGTCAAGAGCCATGCGAACGTCGGAGGCGTGGTGACGATCGAGTTGTGGAGCGCGGCGCGCCTCCCGCTGACGCCAGGGCAGAGCTTCACCGTCAGGGCGGGATGCGACAAGCGGCTTGCGACTTGTCAGAACAAATTCGCCAACGCTGCGAATTTTCGCGGCTTCCCCCACATGCCGGGCAACGACTTCCTGACTGTCGTTGCAAGGCCTGGATCGGTTTCGCGCTGAAAGAGATCACCATGACCGAAGGCGCAGAGCGGCCACGCCACCACGTCGATGAGGTCGTGCTGGCGGCACGCCGATGGATCGGCACGCCTTACCATCATCAGGCGAGCGTGCGGGGTGTGGGCGCCGATTGCCTCGGCCTGATCCGTGGCGTGTGGCGCGATCTCTACGGCGAGGAGGCCGAGCATCCGCCGGGATACTCCCGCGATTGGGGCGAGGCGAGTGGCGAGGAAACGCTGATCGAGGCCGCCACGCGACACCTCGTGGAGCGGGACAAGGCAACACCCGAGCTGGGCGACATTCTCGTATTTCGGATGCGCAGAGGCGCCATCGCCAAGCACGCGGCCGTACTCGCGACCCCGACGACGATAATCCACGCCATGGAAGACCGGATCGCTGCCGAGATTGCCTTCAGCGCCTGGTGGCGCCGCCGTCTTGCGGCTGTCTTCTCGTTTCCTGGGATTGAACGCTGATGGCCACGCTTGCTCTTGCCGCTGCCGGAGCTGCCGCTGGCAGCGCTCTTTTGCCGACTGGCGTTTCGATGCTGGGCCTGACGCTCTCGGGCGCGGCTATCGGCAGTCAGGTCGGCGCGTTCGCGGGTTCCTACATCGACAATGCGCTGTTCGGAACCTCCGGGCAGCGCCGCTCGGTCGAAGGTCCGCGCCTCCAGAACCTGCACATCACCGCCTCTACCGAAGGTGCCCCGATCCCGCGCCTTTACGGTCGCGCACGTCTCGGTGGGCAGGTGATCTGGGCCGACGAAATCCGCGAGCGCATCGTCACGTCACGGTCTGGAGGCAGCGCGAAGGGCGCAGGTGCGAGCGAGCCCGCAACCGAAAGCACAGAATACCGCTACTCGGCGAGCTTCGCGGTCGCGCTTTCGGAAGGGCCGATCAGCGGCATCGGGCGCGTGTGGGCCGACGGCGCCGAGATGGATCTCGCGCGCATCACCCACCGCGTCTATCTGGGCACCGAAACCCAGCTTCCCGACAGCACCATCGTTGCGATCGAAGGCGCGGCCGCAGCACCCGCCTACCGCGGCGTCGCTTACATCGTGTTCGAAGACATGGCGCTCGCCGACTACGGCAATCGCATTCCCCAGTTGTCCTTCGAGGTGCACCGCGCCGTCGAGCCTTTCGGCGAGGAGATCAAGGGGATCGTTCTGATTCCGGGATCGGGCGAATTCGTCTACGCGACGACCGCAGTCAGCAAATCGCGCGGTCCGGGCGCATCCGAATCCGAGAACGTGCACACCAGGCAGGGCGATACCGATTGGTCGGTCGCGCTCGATCAGCTCGAGGCGACGTTGCCCAACGCGCGTTCGGCGTCTCTGGTTGTGAGCTGGTTCGGAACCGACCTTCGCGCCGGACACTGCCAGGTGAGGCCGGGCGTCGAGACCGCCACCAAGACGACGACCCCGATGACGTGGAGCGTAGCGGGCGTAACGCGCGGGGCGGCCCATCTCGTCAGCACCAAGGATGGCCGTCCGGCCTACGGTGGCACGCCGTCGGACGCATCGGTCGTCCAGGCGATTGTCGACCTCAAGGAACGCGATATCAGTGTGGTGCTGACCCCGTTCATCCTCATGGATGTGGCGGACGGCAACACAGTGCCTGATCCGTACAGCGCGTCGCCCTCGCAGCCGCCCTATCCCTGGCGCGGACGCATCACGGTCTCGCCGGCACCGGGTGTTGTGGGAAGTCCGGACAAGACCGCGACGGCTGCGAGCCAGGTCGCGGCTTTCGTCGGCACGGCCAATCCGGCAAATTTTGCGATCTCGGGCACGAGCGTTGTCTACTCGGGACCGGCGGAATGGTCATTCCGCCGCATGGTGCTGCACAACGCGTTCCTCGCCAAAGCGGCGGGCGGCGTCGATGCGTTCGTGATCGGAACAGAGTTGCGCGGCCTCACTCAGGTTCGCTCCGGTGCCGCGACCTATCCATTCGTAAGTGCGCTCGTCGCGCTTGCCGCCGATGTGAAGGCCGTGCTCGGGCCGGCGACGAAAGTGCTCTACGCGGCCGATTGGTCCGAATACTTCGGCCATCAGCCCGGGGACGGGACCGGCGACGTTTATTTCCACCTTGATCCGCTCTGGTCTTCGCCGAACATCGACGCGATCGGCATCGATCTCTATTGGCCGCTCGCGGATTGGCGCGACGGGACCAGCCATCTCGACTATCTGGCTGGCGCACGCTCGATCTACGAGGACGCCTACCTTCGCCAGAACGTACAGGGCGGCGAGGGGTACGACTGGTACTACGCGAGCAGTGCAGATCGAGAGGCCCAGATCCGCACACCGATCACCGACGGTCACGGCGCGCCCTGGGTCTTCCGCTACAAGGATGTGAAATCCTGGTGGCTGAACCAGCACTATAACCGCCCGGGCGGCGTGCCGAGCGGATCTCCGACCGCGTGGGTGCCGCAATCGAAACCGTTCTGGTTCATGGAGATCGGCTGCCCGGCAATCGACAAAGGTGCCAACCAGCCGAACGTGTTTGTCGATCCGAAAAGTTCGGAATCGGCGGTTCCCTATTATTCCCGCGGCACGCGCGACGACCTCATCCAGCGTCGCGTCCTGAAGGCGTTGATCGGCACGTTCGATCCCGCGAGCGAAAGCTATGTGGCGGGGCAGAATCCGATTTCCGCCGTGAGCGGCGATCGCATGGTCGATCTGTCACGCATCCACGTCTATTGCTGGGACGCAAGACCCTATCCGGCCTTTCCCTACAACACGGAGATCTGGGGCGACGGCGACAACTGGCGCTTCGGACATTGGCTGAACGGGCGCTTTGCGGTCGCGCCGCTGGCCGAACTGGTCGATGCGATCCTGGCCGACTATGGCTTCTCGGATCACGACGCACGCCGTCTCGCAGGTGTCGTGCCGGGGTATGTCATCGAGCGCATGATGTCGCCACGCGATGCCTTGCAGCCGCTTGAGCTGGCCTATTTCTTCGACAGCCGCGAGAGCGAAGGAAAAATTCTGTTTCACCATCGTGCGGCCGATCCGCCGGTTCTGTCGCTTTCCGAAAGCGATTTGGTGGAGGAGCGCGCCGCCGACGCCTTGCTGACGCTGACGCGCGCGCAGGAGACGGATCTGCCGGCCTCCGCAAAGGTGAGCCACATCGCTGCAGCCGGAGACTACCGCCAGGCCGTGAGCGAGGCGCGCCGGCTGACCGGAGCGAGCGGTCGCGTCGCACGTGCCGAGCTGCCCATCGTGCTCGAGCACGAGAACGCCTCGCAGATCGCCGATGCGTGGCTGTTCGAATCCTGGGCGGCCCGCGAGCGCGCGCTGTTCAAGCTTCCGCCAAGCGCGCTTGCCCTCGAGCCTGGCGATATCGTGTCGCTCGACAAGGACGGCACCAGCGTTCTGGTGCGTGTCACCGACATCGGCGAACGCGGCATCCGCGAGATCGAGGGCCGCAGCATCGATCCGGATGTTTACTCCGGCGTCGCTTCGCGACCGCGCGACATCACCGACGGCGGTGCGGTCTTTGACGGGACGCCGCACGTGGAATTCCTCGATCTGCCGTTGATGCGTGGCGACGAGCCGCCGGAAGCGGGATACGTCGCCGCTTTCCAAAGTCCGTGGCCGGGCGGCGTCGCGGTGTTTGGATCTCCTGAGGAGGCAGGCTACGTGTTGCGAGCGCGGGCTTCGGCGCCTGCGATCATGGGTGCCACGCTCGACGCGCTTCCGGCTGGTCCCATAGCGGTGGTTGATCGCTCCGCGCGTGTGCGCGTGGCGTTGAACAGCGGCGAGCTGGCATCGGTAACGACGCTGCAACTCTTCGCCGGACGCAACGCAGCGGCGATCCGGAACGCGGACGGCGGCTGGGAGATCATACAGTTCGAGACCGCGACCCTCATCGGCGATCGCACTTATGAGCTTTCGAACCTGCTGCGCGGCCAGGCCGGAACCGAGCGCGAAATGCGCGCGCCACTTGCGGCGGGGGCAACGTTCGTGTTGCTCGGCACCGAGATCGCGCGTGTGAACGTCGCTGCCGGAGAGATCGGCTCGCCTCTGCATTGGAGGTTCGGTCCCGCGAACCGGGATATCGCAGACCGTTCGTATGAGGCCGCGATTCACACGTTTTCGGGGCGCGGCCTGACGCCGTTGTCGTCGGCTCATGTTCGGGCCGTTCGAAACGGCAGCGGTGACATCGCGGTGTCGTGGAAGCGCCGCACCCGCATCGGTGGCGACAGCTGGGAAGCGATCGAGGTTCCACTCGCTGAGGATGACGAAGCATACGAGGTCGACATTCTCGATGGTGCAACCGTCGTGCGTACCATCGCTGCTTCAATGCCGAACTGCGCCTACGCAGCGGCCGATCAGGCAACCGATTTCGGCAGCACGCAAAGCGGGGTGTCGGTCGCCATCTATCAGATGAGCCCGAGCCGCGGCCGCGGAACGCCGAAGTTTGCCGTCGTCTGAACGCAACACCCGAGAGTGATCATGGATGAAGCCCGCTGGCTCAAGCAAGCCTGGCGCGAATTCGGCCAGGCCGAGCGCGCGGGTTCTAACGATAATCCACGCATCATTGCGCTGTTTCGCGACGCAGGTCACCCAGACGTCGTGCGCGACGAGGTGGCGTGGTGCGCAGCGTTTTGCGGAGCCTGCCTGGAACGCGCTGGCCTTCGCGCGACGCGGTCGCTGATGGCGCGCTCCTATCTCAAATGGGGCGAGGCGCTAGCAGAGCCGCGCGTGGGCGCCATCGCGGTTTTCTCCCGCGGCAGCAATCCCGCCGAAGGGCATGTCGGATTCTGGCTCGGAGAAACGGAAGATTCCATCGTGCTGCTGGGCGGCAACCAAGGCAATGCCGTTTCAGTTGCGCGCTATGCGAAAGCCCGCCTTCTGGGGCTGCGCTGGCCCGTATCCGCCATGCCCGCAGAAAGCGCGCCACCTACGCCCGTCACACAAACCGCCATCTTCGAGCGTGCGCTCGCCCACGTCCTCGAAATGGAGGGCGGATTCACCAACGATCCTCTCGATCCTGGCGGGCCGACCAATCAGGGGATCACGCTCGGCGTGTTCGCAGCGTGGCGGAAGGTAACGCTCACGGCGGCAAACCGGCAAAGCCTGATCCGCGATCTCAAAGCCATCGACCCAGTGACGGTGCGGGAGATTTACCGCCAGCGTTACTGGGACACCGCCCATTGTGCCGAGCTGCCCCCCGCTCTTGCGGTGATGCATTTCGATGCCGCGGTGAACCATGGCGTCGGCACCGCGATCCGCTTTCTGCAGGAAACGGTTGGCGCCGCCATCGACGGCGAGATCGGCCCCGAAACCAGAGCGGCCGTCGCGGCGGCGCCACGTCTGACCGCACTCGCTACCTACGCCGCAATCCGCGAGCGGCGCTATCGCGCGCTTCCGCACTTCTGGCGCTTTGGCCGGGGCTGGCTCCGCCGCGTCGATGCAACTCTGACACTTGCACGGACCCTCGAAACCGAAACCACGCAGTCCCCGTCCAAAACCCAAGGAGATACCGGCATGACTTCGACGACAACCGCGACCACCGGAAAATGGTGGGGCCATTCGATCACCATCTGGGGCACCCTGGTGACAATTCTCTCGAGCGTTGTCCCGGCACTCGCGCCGGTGACCGGGATCGATGTCTCGGGCGAACTCGTCCAGGACGCGGGCAATCAGGTGGTCGACACGATCCAGACCGTAGGCACCTTGGTCGGCACGCTGATGACCATTTTCGGCCGGATGCGGGCGACCACGCCGATCAAGTTCACTCTGCTCAAGGCAAAAGGTTAA